AGATGGCGGAGATTGAGGCGAACACCCCGCCGCCCGCGCCGACTGACGCACAGCGGATCGCGGAGCTGGCGGAAGAAAACCGCGTGCTGAAAGGCCAGGTAGCCGCCTCACAGGAAAACGCAGTCATTTTGGAGGAATGCCTTGTAGAGATGGCAGGCGTCGTTTATGCGTAGGCTGATCGAATTTTTAAAACAACAAGCAGAAAGGATGGCAATTATGATGACGATGTTATTTGCGTGCAGGCTGGTAGACGGGAGGACCGCTTCGTTTGATCTGATTCCGGCAAAACTCAAGGCGCAGGTGGCCGAGATTGTAATCGGGGATTTCGGCCTGCCCGAGCTGGTGCCGGTGGAATTCGGCGGGACGATGGGGGCGGGGGCTTAAAGCCCTCGCCGGGGAGGATAGCCGATGGACGATATCGAGCGCACTGTGATCGAGCTGGACCAGCGCAGCAAATCCAATACAAAGCGGCTGGACAGGCTCGAAAAGACCACCGAGGCGGTGCAGGAGCTTGCGACCTCGGTCAAGCTCATGGCTCAAAGCCTTGACAACATGGCAGACGAGCAAAAGCGGCAAGGAGAAAGGCTTGAAAAGCTCGAGCAGCAGCCCGCCGACCGGTGGAATACGATCATCAAAACCATGCTGACCGCGGTTGTCTCGGCGCTGGCCGGAGGATTCGCGGCGATGCTGATTAAATAGGAGGTTCTGACATGTTTGCGGAATTTATCAACACCTACGGTGTGACCATCCTGTATGCGGTGCTGACCGGCGTATTTGGGTGGATCGGAATCCAGCTCAAGGCGCTGGCCGAGAAGTACATCAACACCAAGGAAAAGCAGGCGGTCTGCAAGACCGTCGTGGCGGCGGTCAATCAGATCTACTATGATCTGGACGGGCCGGAGAAGCTGCAAAAGGCCATTGAATCGGCCTCGGAGATGCTGGCGGCGAAGGGCATCACCGTCACCGATCTGGAATTGCGGATGCTGCTGGAGGCCGCTGTGAATGCCGCAAAAGGGGGAACCGCCAATGCTGTCGCCTGATTGCGTGAAGCGGTTTGCCGTCGGGGGCAAAATGCTCACGATCAACGAAAAGATCATCCCGGACAGCGCGAGGGCCGCGAAGGACATTGCGAGCTGGTGCAAAAAGGGGCAGCCTATGAAGCCCTGCCGGAAGATGCTAATCAAGGGTGTGACGGTCCACAACACCGGCGACCTCGCCAACGTGGATGACGACGCGGAGCAGTACACCCGCGCCACCCTCAACGGCAATATGGGCGGGGTGGTCGTGCATTACTACGTGGATGACAGGGCTATCTGGCAGAATCTCCGGGAGGACGAGCAGGGCTGGCATGCGGCGGACGGCTTCGGGCCGGGCAACACCACCACGATTGCCATTGAGTGCATTATGTCCGGCAGGGGGGACGCGGCGGACAGGGCGGCTGAGGAAAACGCGGCCCGGCTCGCGGCGTACCTGCTGAAAAAGTACAGCCTCGGGATTGACAGGCTCTACACCCACAACCATTGGATGGGACAGCCGGACAGGATCGTACCGGGGGTGCGCAAAAACTGCCCGATCTACATCCTGCCGCACTGGGAGAGCTTCCGGGCGCGGGTTGCGGCGCTGATGGGCGGGAGCCGTACACCGTATCTGGTGCGGCTCAAGGACGCGCAAATCCTCGACGCAACGGGCAAGGGCGCCGGGGCAAAGATCAGCGGGGTCTACACCATCACCGAGGAAAAAGACGGGCGCGGGCGCTTGAAGAGCGGCGCGGGGTGGATTGATTTGAGCAAGGCAGAAAGGATGTGACGGCATGGCAAGGGTAGCAGCGAATTCCTACGGCACCGGTGAGAAATACGCCGGTATTAACAGTGAGGGCAAAAACGAATTTGTCCGGGAAGACGGAAGCCGGTATACGGTGGATGATGGAACCTATACCTCGCCTTCCGGCAAGGTTTCTGAAATTTCGGACGGAGGGAAAACAACCACCACCGTAAAAAGCCGGGACGAAAGCCAGATCGGCAACATCTATTCCGGCGGGGAAAAGGTCGGGACGGTGGACTATTCTCCCGCTTATTACAACGATTACAACCAGACCTATGGCAGCGGGACCGTCAACTACGGCGGCGTTGCAGGGGGCGGTTCCGGCGGCAGGGGCGGCGGCGTGAGCATGCAGGTCAAGGCGCTTGAGAAGGCAATGGGCAACAACAGGGACGCGCTTGAGGCCGCATACGACGCTTCGCGCGGGGAATTGGAAAGCTCGATTGCCTCGGCACAGCAGCAGGCATATGTCAACAGTCAGAAGGCGATGAAGAATCTTCCGCAGGCGATGGCGGCGGGCGGCTATAACGGCGGCGTGACCGAAACCACCGCCGCGTCGATTCAGAACGAGTACCAGAATGCCTTGAATCAACTGGAACAGGCCAAGGCGCAGGAGCTGGCCAGAATGCAGGCGAACCTTGCTAACGGCATCGCGGACAGCGAAAGCCAGTACCAGATTCAGCTTGCGAACGCTCTAGCGCAGGCCGAGCAGCTTGCGTGGGAGCAGCAGCAGGCCGAAGCGGAAATGGAATTGAGGAAAAAGGCCGCCGCGCTGGAAGAGATGAAGTATCTCGACAGCAAGAACCAGCCTGCGAGCGGGTCGGGGACATCCGGCAAGCCCAGATTGACCTATGCGCAGGCATTGGAGCAGCTGAATGCAGGAAACACGTCCGATGTGGTGATGGAGGCTGCGAATTATTATGGGCTTTCCGCAGGGCCGAAAACCACCACCACAACCCCAACCAGCTACTACGATGCGCTTCGGCAGGCACAGCAGCAGGGTACAACGGCGCCTCTGATGGCTTACTACAAATCCAAAGGCATGAGCAGTTCGGAGATTGCGGCGATGATCAACTCGGCGGTCGGGGATAAAGAAAGCGCAATTTACGGATTCACTTCTTGAGGAGGGCGCTATGATAACGGAAGATGATGTTCGGCGGACGCTGGATGGTATGGAAACAAGCGGGACAACAGTATTACCGCAACCAGCTCCAAAACGAGGCGGACGCGGGACTGATCTCCGCGAAGGAGCGGGAACTTCTTAACCAGCTGTACCCGCACTACGTCCCGGTGATCACCGAAGAAATGGGCGTAAAGCCGACGCAGAACGGGCGGTTTGCCGGGGTGGCGGACGTTCACAAGAGCCGGGAGGGAAACGTCAGAAACCTGATCCCAATCGACGAGGCGATGGCCCGGAACACCCTTTCCTCCGTTGCGGCGGCAAAGCGGAACCTGTTCGGCGTGAGGCTGCTGGAGGGGGCGCTTTCCGAGCGCGGAAAGGTCGGACGGGATGTGCAGTCGGTCTATGACGCGGACATTCCATACGGAACGGACGATGTTCCGAGACTGGACAATGAATTCATGGTATGGGTGGACGGATCCCCGACCGTCATGCGCGTTTCGAACCCGCTGATGGAGGGTGTCAATTCGATGATGCCGAAGCAGGTCAACAAAAATGAGCTTCTTGAGCTTATGCGCAAGGGGAACACCGCCTTTAAGATCGGGGTGACCAGCGCCAATCCGGCGTTTCTTGTGCGAAACGGCATTCGGGATATTCAGGATGCGGTGACCTATACCAAGGACCTCAAGAGTTTTGTGAAAAACTACCCGAAGGCATATCAGGAGATCATGCAGGACGGGGAGATGTGGCAGCTCTATCAATCGATGGGCGGCACCGGGGACAGTTTTTTCGACTACGAAAAGGGGCTGCTGAACAACGAGCCGAAAAATCCAGCGGGGAAATTCATTGCCAAAATGCAGTCGCTCAACGAGATGGTAGAGCAAGCCCCGAGGCTGGCCGAGTTCATGAGCACGATCCAGAAAGGCGGCACCGGCTATGAGAACGTCCAGCGGGCGCTGCTTGATGCGGCGGATGTGACGGTGAATTTCGGGCGCAGCGGAGAGCTGACAAAGGCCCTCAATTCCACCGTTGTGCCGTTCCTCAACCCTTCGGTGCAGGGCGCGAGCAAATTCATTCGGAATCTTTCGCAGGGGAACGTAAAGGCGTGGGTTCGGACGATTGCCAAAATGAGCCTTGCGGGTCTGCTTCCGTCGCTGATTAACGAGCTGGCGTTTGGCGATGACGAGGAATACCAGATGCTTTCTGACAGCGTGAAGGACAACTATTTCCTGTTCCCCATCGGAGACGGAAGGTTCTTCCGTCTGCCGAAGGGCCGCGCGGGGATGCCTGTGGGGAATCTGGCCACCAGAGCGGTGCGGGCCGCGAGAGGGCAGGAGCCGGATATGCTGAGTTATCTGCAATCAACGATAGATTCGACCGCCCCGCAGAACCCATTCAAGAACAATCTGCTGGCCGCGCTGAACGATTCACAGCTCTTTGATTCCGACAGCCCCGGCAGGACATGGTACGGAGGCCAGATCGAGCCGGAACGCCTGCGCTCGCTGGAACCCGGTGACCGCACTGACGAGAACACCGACGCATTCAGCACAATGGCAGGAAAGGCAATGGGGATTTCCCCGAAAAAGATCAATTACCTGCTGGACCAGTACACCGGGTTTGCAGGGGATATGCTTCTTCCTCTGATGACCCCCGCAGCGAGGGAAAACCTGCTGGTTTCAAACTTTGTCACCGATTCTGTCATGAGCAACCGGCTCGCGGATGATTTCTATTCCGCAAAGGACCAGGCGCAGCAGGCGTTCAACAGCCGTTACAATCCGCTGGACAAGGCGAGATATGACGCGCTGAGCGACGCTGCCAAGGATATTTCGGAGGATTATGCGAGGATTCGGGATGTCCAGACCTCCAGCTTGCCGAAGGACGAGAAGCTTTCGCAGGTGAGGGAAATCCGCAAAGGACTGAATGAAAAGCTCAAAGCGGCGGTGGCGGCTGCGGATGAAGCATACGAGCGGGCGCAGACGGAATGGGAGGATATTCCCGATGAGGTCTATTACAACGCCTATATCGCGCAGAAGGGGGCGAAGGGCGACAAGGACCGCGACGGGAAAACCATTGCGCTCTCAGCGTCGAAAAACAAGAAAAGAGCAATCGACGCGGCGGCAAAGGATCTGACGACGGCACAGAAGCGCAAGCTCTATGAGGCGTTTGGCGTGAGTGAAAAGGTATGGTAAAAGGAAAAGCGGGGGCTTCGGCTCCCGCTTTTTTGCTTTGCCAATAATTTTGCTTTGTTTTTGTGCAGCATTTTCCCAAAATGTTTTTATAATCCTATTGACTTATAACACAATTGTGATATAATATAGACATAAGATAAAGATAAACAAAACGACGGAGGAAACTGCAATGGCAAAAAACTATTACGCACTCTACGCCCCTTACGGAATCCAAACCCTATACAATGATTGCCACTGGCCAACCGTCCACGTATTTACCAGCAAAAAAGCACGAGATCAATGGGTATGGGAGGATGAAATATTAAACCGGGAACCCGCCTCCGCCTCGGAGGCCCGCAAGTACCGGGACCCGCATCAGGACGTAATCCACAAGGAGGGCTGAACGATGAAACGATACCCGGACTGTCAAAACGAGGGATGCGGCGACTGTGCCGCCTGCTCCCTCTCCAATTACGGGAGGGACTGCCGCAACAACCCCTGCAACCAGCTCGCCTACCTGCGGACCAGAGCGGGGATGACGCAGGCCCAGCTCGCGGAAAAAACCGGGAAGCATGTGATGTATATCTCCAAGCTGGAGCGCGGCGACCGGCAGATCTCCGGGATCTCATTGGAGACGGCGATTGCGTTTGCCGACGCGCTGGGGGTAGATGATCTGAGGGAGTTGATGTAATGTCCGCGCCGGTTGATATCCGCGGGAAGGTGTTTGGCGAGCTGACCGCAATCGAGCCGACCGGCCTCCGCCGGGGGGGCCGCATTGTATGGCGCTGCCGCTGCTCCTGCGGCGCCGAGGTTTTTGTCCCGGCGAAGGAGCTGCGCAGCGGCAATACCAAATCCTGCGGGCATCTCAAAAAGCAAACCAATGATCTGACCGGGCAAAGATTTGGCAAACTGGTGGCAGAGTACGACACCGGCAAACGATACCAGCACAACGCGGTTTGGCACTGCAAATGCGACTGCGGCGCTGAGGTCGATGTAATAGGACGGAGCCTTACGTCGGGCAACACCAGATCCTGCGGATGCCTTAACCATGCCCCGCGCGCAGCCTCTCCCGACGTGCTGGACGGAACAAGGGCATCGGCTCTTAACAGCAAGCCGCCGTCCAACAATACAAGCGGCGTCCGCGGCGTCTCGTGGCACAAGCAAAAGCAGGATTGGGAGGCGTACATCAAATTCAAGGGGCAGCATTTTCACCTGGGCCATTACGACACGCTGGAGGAGGCCAGGGCGGTGCGCGAAAAGGCGCAGTCGATGATCTACGGCGATTTTTTGAGCTATTATACCGAGCTGGCCCTTTATCCGCCCGGAAAGAAAAAAGCGGGACGGCCTCCGGCAAATATCCAGGGCAAAAGATACGGCAGTCTCGTCGCACTTTATCCCACAAACCGGCGCGTAAATACATCTTTGGTCTGGCGCTGCCAGTGTGATTGCGGGAATCTGATTGATGTCAGGCAAAACCACCTGCAAACGGGGCATACCACATGCTGCCCGGAGTGCAGATTGAAAGATCGTAAAGAACGAAAATGATTCTCTTCCGCGTTGAATGTTTATATAGCATTGACAATCTTCTTCGCTGCAGGCGTCATAAATCCTCCGCGTATCGATGCAAACGGCCTCACGAAAGACATTTGCCGCTCCTCCGGCAAGGTTGTCATTGGAAAGTGCCATGCTAATCCTCCTGTTCGATAAATCAAGTTGTACTCACTACATAGTATGAGTGGATGGATTTTTTGTGACCTTCCAGCGCAGTTTTACCGCAGACCAATTTCTGTATGGAGAGCCGCTGCCGCCGGAATGCAGAGAACCTGCCGTTTCCGGGCGGCGGGATTGCGAAACGCCGTCTCTTCTGCTATACTATTCAAGATATGAAAAAGAAGGTAAAACGGCGATGAGAAGAAAGCGAAAAAAGGGAAGAGGGCTTCTGTTTTGTGGGATACTGAGCCTCCTGCTGGCAGCCGGTTTCGCGGTGGGAACCCTGTGGCGGGGAATTGGCATCCGGGCGGATCAGAACGCTCCCAGCGTGCTGCTGACCGCTGCCGCGCCGGGCGTTGGACGGAGGGCGCCGGGGCTGGTTCTGCAAAGCAGCAACGCACTGCTGTTTGATCCCTCCGACGGCGGGGTGCTGTATGCCAAGGGCGCCGGAGAACGGATTTATCCCGCGTCGCTGACCAAGGTGATGACTGCCTATGCCGCGTTGGAAAAAATTGAAAATCTGGATGCCCCCGTTATGCTGATCTACGAGGATTATGCGGGACTCTACGAGGCAAACGCCTCGATGGCGGGCTTTGCCATGGGGGAGACGGTGACGGTCCGCGACCTGCTTTATGCCGCGATGCTGCCCTCCGGTGCAGAGGCGGCGCGGGCGCTTGCGAGGGCAGGCTTCGGTTCGGTGGAGGCTGCGGTGGAGAGGATGAACCGGCTTGCGGAGGAGCTGGGGATGCAAAACTCCCATTTTACCAACGTTACGGGGCTGCATGATGAAGAGCATTATACCACTGTTTCCGATTTGGCCCTTCTTTGGCGGGCTGCAATGAACAATCAGGACCTGATGGATGCCGCCGGTTCCCTGACCTATACCACTACGCCGACCGAGCAGCATCCGGAAGGGCTGCGTCTTGTTTCAACGATGGTGCCGAAGCTTCGAATGCTGGAGCGGGAGACTCCCGAGCCTATCATTGGCGGAAAAACCGGTTACACCGAGGAGGCGGGACTTTGCCTGGTCAGTGCGGCTGAGAGAGGGGGCCTTCGCCGCGCATTGGTTACGGTAGGTGCTCCGGGGGACGGCCAGTCTCCCCCCTGCAACCTGTCCGATGCCTATCTTCTCTACGAACGCTGCCTTCCAAAAGAAGATGGAGTGTGATAGCCGCCGTTCCTTTGCAAAAAGCGGATACAGCGGCTCGGTTTTTGTCATCATTTCCGCCATTGTGAGAATAAAAAATCCCGCTGCATCGCAGCGGGATTTTTTCAGAAGGGCAGCTTCCTTATTGATTGTGAGAGCGGCAGCACTTGGAATGACGCTCCCGGTTCCAAATGCTGTTGCAGCGGTCCGATGAGCGCAGAACCTGCGCGGGCAGAAGGCCGGCTCTCCTCCCTGATTGAGAGCTGCTGCACTT